ATCGGTAGACCAAGCAAATGGGGAAACCCATTTGTAATTGGCGCCGATGGGAGTCGGGCTGAAGTAGTCCGTAAATTTGAAGAATATTTAAAATCAAACCCTATGCTAATGGAAGCAGCCAAGAAAGAACTTAAAGGTAAGGATCTTGTTTGTTTCTGCGCACCATTAGCTTGTCATGGTGACATTCTGTCACGAATTGCGAATGAATAATGTCAAGTTGGTATTACAAAGTGACGGCGGATCTTTCAACAGTTCCTGAGTTCATTTATCACTTTGAACAGGAATTAGAGACTGCTAAGAAAGAATTATCATTGAAGGGTAAGTCTCTTGAAAAACACGCAGCAGAACTACCCGGTATGGTTGAGCACAGATTTGCACAACTTCAAGAAATTGAAGCAGTCCTGGAATATTTAAATATAAAATTAAGAAAAGACAGATCTGTAGAATTTAAAAAGTTCCTCGAAGCGTATAACAAGACGCTAAGTTCTAGAGATGCAGAAAAATATGTCGATGGTGTTCAGTCCATTGTTGATTTAACACTTTTAATAAACGAAATTGCTTTATTACGAAATAAATTCTTAGGGATAAGTAAGGGTTTCGAAGCAAAGAATTTCATGACTGGTCATATCATTAGATTACGTGTGGCTGGTTTGGATGACGCAAGTATTTAAGGAGCCGATATGTTTTGCGTATGTGATGTAGTAGAAATGGAAGGTGAGATTGGTCAATCATTTCCTGCAATAATAAATGGAAGTTGGAATCAGATTTCCATTACCGTAGAAACTAAATGCGGAATAGTAACAAAAGTAATTCCAGGACCCAGACCTGGAACAGAATGTTCATATATGATAAAATTTATCTGCTTTCAGTTCCCAATTGAAGTTGATGAAGATTATATCGTTCATAAGAAGCAGTGCTGCTAATGGAACATTCGACAGATGACGAACTTATCATGGTTCGTCGAAACAACACGGATCCTAATATTCAAGCAAACAACATAATGGCTTGGTGTCAACTTGTTGGTATTGAAATATCATTTATACAGTTACATACTCTTTATCTGGAATTTGCTATTAAGGATCCTTCACATAGGACCACTTTCCTAATAAAGTGGAAATAAATGGCAACAACAAAATTAATAATTCAAGACGAAGTAAATGTCAAGTTCGAAGGACTTGATGTTGTCTGTCGTCGTAAAATGGTAGAGTCCTTAGAGTTTCTACTTCCGTATGCAAGACATACACCTGCCTTCAAATTAGGCAGATGGAATGGCAAGATGAGTTTTTGTGATGTGGGTGCGCGTTCATATCTAAATCTTTTAGATAAGCTTCTGCCTATTGTGCAGGAACATGGATATGAAATTGAGATAGATGACCGACGTATTTCGGAACATGAATTTGTCTTTGATGAAGTTGAGGCAGATAGCTATTCCGAAATAACTTGGCCCAAGGGACATCGTTTAGCTGGAGAACCTATTGTACTTCAGGACCATCAAGTTGATGTCATCAACTCATACTTGGGCAACTTACACGGGATCAACATAGCCCCGACAGGTGCAGGAAAAACGCTAATTACGGCGATTTTAAGCGACAAGGTCGAACCTTATGGGCGCAGCATCGTTATCGTGCCGACTAAGGATTTAGTAACGCAAACCGAAGAAGATTATAAAAACTTGGGATTAGATGTGGGTGTATTCTTCGGGGACAGAAAAGAGTATTTGAAAACCCACACAATTTGTACATGGCAAAGTTTAGAAAGCCTAGCAAAGAAATCGAAAAGTGCAGATTTAGAAATAGATATAAACGCTTTTTTCGATGGAGTCGTGTGCGTCATGGTGGACGAAGTACACAAAGCAAAAGCCGATGTATTGAGAAAGCTATTATCGAGTTATTTGAGTAATGTTCCAATTCGTTGGGGATTGACTGGGACAATGCCAGAGGAGGAAGCAGATCAAATTGCAGTCCTTTCGTGTATTGGCCCAATGCTTGGAAAGATTCGTACAAAAGAATTACAGGACAAAGGTGTTCTTGCACAGCTTCATGTCAATGTTTGGCAATTGAAGGACTTAGGTGAAGCAGCATTTGACAATTACCAAACTGAATTGAAGTGGCTTACTACCAATCAAAAGAGATTGAAGTTCCTTGCATCAAAAATACATGAGATTTCTGATACGGGCAACTGCCTTGTTTTGGTTGATCGCATAGAAACGGGAAAGATGTTAGCATCGCTAATACCCGATTCGGTCTTCGTCTCAGGTCAAATGAAATCCTCTGATAGAAAAGCAGAATATAAAGAAGTTCAAGAAGTAGATGGTAAGATCATTATTGCAACCTATGGAGTTGCTTCAACTGGTATTAACATTGTGCGTATCTTCAACTTAATTCTGTTTGAAGCTGGAAAGAGTTTCACAAGAGTTATCCAAAGTATTGGTAGAGGTATTCGTGTTGCAGAAGATAAAGACTTTTTGAATGTATATGATGTATGTTCAAACTGCAAATTCTCCAAGCGACATTTGACTAAGCGTAAGAAATTCTACACTGAATCGGAGTATCCATATACAATATCGAAGGTAGATTACTAATGGATCCGATTAAATGTGAAACTTGCATATCATGGGGTTATGTCGATTTGCTGGAAATATTTTTCAAAGCAAATAGTCTTGATATAACCTGTGAATTACGAAGTCAAGGATCACGGAATTTAATTACACTTTATTATGAAGAGGATTCTGATACAGCATATTCTATAACATTTTTATCTACCAAACATTTAGGTTTTGAAAATATGCTGTGTGATTATCTTGTTAAATGTGGAATACCAAGTGCGTTAATATCTATTGGTAGAACACCAATTAAACGAGATATGAATAAATTAGAGAAAGATTGGCAAGAACATAAAAAGAAAATAGGGATAACATAATGAATATCTTAACAAATGAAAATAGAGCATACAACCTAGATAAGGTTCCGAACGAGATTGAAGATATTCGATATTGCGTTTTGGATTACTCAGACCCAAAGAATCCGGATTACTTTTTTATTCCGTTGATTTTTCTTGAGTCTTTCTATGCGCCTGCTGTAGTATTACAAATCGGCGAGTACAAAGTACAAATGCCATTGGATTGGTCAATTTTAGTCTGTGATGAAGATTACAGTGACCTAGAAGTTATGCCACTCACGAGCTTAAATGATCGAGGGTTTCATACAATGGCATTCAATCCTTTAAGGCACATGGTTCCAAGACCACAGGAAGTAAACATCGTAAATGTTTACACCGAAGTAAAATGGTTCTTCCCTAAATTGAAGAACGGAAATATTTTAGTAGTGCCTGTAGAAGATAAACCACATCCGAATTGTGTTCTTTTTGTAAAGGAAGTAAACAAGTTGCCGGATGTAATTGATATGGGAGCGCTCTTTGAGTAATGAAGTTCAAGACTGGCTAAGTGGATTCTTTGAAATGAATCCCGATGCCATCGAAGTCGAAGAAGTAAAGAAAAAGAAAGAGAACAAACTCGACCTTTTCAAACAAGTATTACCTGCATTAGATAAGCGTGATATGAAGTTTTTCGACAAGTTAAGCGAAGAGGAAAAGAAAGAAATTGTTCCTTGGTTGCTTATGCGTTGGATGAGTTCATCAGCTGGTGCAGCAGAACATCATATTATGATGGTGAATGACATTGTTAATAAAGATTTCAGTGTGTTTTCTCCGAGAGTTACTCAAGGTAAGTCTGGGCATTTAGGTTTGCAATGGAAATTGCTTGCATTATGCGGAACTGGCAGGGGTCAACGTCATCAATGGATTGCACCACCCAAGGGTGTAATTAAAAACAAATTGGAAGCAGCAGTTCTAAAAATCTATCCTTTAATGAAGGACGAAGATTTAGAATTATTTTTGAAAGTAAATACAACTGAAGATTTAAAAGGCTTATTCATTGACAATGGTTATGATGATAAGTCTTTGAAAGAATTATTTAAGGAATGAAAACAAATACTAAGATGAAGCAGGATTTTGCGTGCAAATTTTGTGGAACAAAATTCCATAAGGAAGATACACTGTCAGTTCATATGTGTGTTAAGAAAAGACGCCATCAAGAAATAGATACTGCTCCATCACGGTTTGGTTTAAGAACATTCCAAAGATTTTATCAACTATCAGTTAAGTCCAAAACACTAAAGACAGCAGATGAATTTATCAATAGTCAGTATTATATTGATTTTGTTAAGTTCGGTAACCACTTGCTTACTTTAAAGCCAATCAATCCCGAACAATTTACTGATTTTGTAATAAAAAACGGAGTGAAGTTAAAGGATTGGACAAAAGACTTTGTGTATGATGCTTACATTGAAGATTTAGTCAAAAAAGAACCAGCAGTGGCTGCAACTGACAGAACCATTACTGAAATTATGGAATGGTCAGAGAGAAATAAGACTGAATTTAAGAATTTCTTCATTGAAGTGACTGCAAACGAAGCAGCATATATGATCCGAACTGGGAAGATTAGTCCGTGGGTTCTCTATCTTTGTGAGTCTGGCGATATCTTGACACAGAAATTTAATGAAGACCACGCCAGAATCACAAGCGCATTCATTGACCCCGGATTTTGGATGAAGAAATTTAAAAAGGAATCGGAAGATGTTGATTACATTAGAAATTTATTACAGGCGGCTGGCTTATGACTGATTATATCACAATTGATCTCGATGAATATGAAGTTGATTACACAGAGTTAGTTGATTGGGCAAAGTTAAGCGGTATTGAACTTTGGGCTATAAGTTCGATTGGTTATAATCGAATTAGAAAATTATACGCAGTTAAATCAATGGAAGATCTGACCGCATTCAAACTACGTTTCGCAACCAAACAACAGCCGCCCCCGGAAAAATACAAACTTCCGGATTTCTTTGATAACGGTAATTCAGGGTATAATTATTTCTAATGAAGAAAACTACAACTGACGTAGACATCGACGTATTCGGTCGAGATAAAATCTTGCAAGACATGGAATGTGTCTTTGGCAGGATTGATCGCGTCGGGGAAAAGTATGAGAAGCATCCCACTGGAGTCTATTTTCAGAACATACCCAGGGATCCATCTACAAATATTTCTACATTAGATTATCGTATTGCGAATGATTATGGATATTTCAAGATCGACTTTCTCAATGTTAATTTCTACGAAGGTGTTCGCAATGAAGACCACTTGTTGGAGTTGATGAACAGAGAGCCACCCTGGGATTTCTTTGAGTTCGCAGAAATTACCAACAAATTGTTCCAATTGAATGGGCACAGCAACCTATTAGTGAAGTATAAGCCACAATCTGTGGAAGATCTGGCAATGATACTTGCAATTATTAGACCATCGAAAGCCTATCTGCAAGGTTCGGGAT